ATACTCTGCGTAAGAAGATGATGATGGAAGTAGCTGGCGAGTCCGTGACAGCAGCAAATGCTGCGATCAACATGAACAAACTACTTCAGATCAGTGCAGGTGCAGTCTACACCGATGATGGCGACTCGGTGGAGTTCGATATTAAGAACCGTTACCAAGCCCTCAAAGAAACAATAGACGAGAGCAGCCAAAAGGTTTTGGTGTTCGTACCGTTTAGGCACACGATAGATATGCTAACCGAAAGGTTACGCAAAGACGGCGTTACTACTGAGGTCATACGGGGAGATGTTTCTGCGGGTAGTCGCACGGACATATTCCAACGGTTCCAAAGCGACCCTGATCCTCGCGTGCTGGTTATACAACCTCAAAGTGCGGCGCATGGTGTAACACTGACGGCGGCGAATACAATCGTGTGGTGGGGACCAACATCTTCTCTTGAGACATATCTACAGGCCAACGCACGTATCCACCGTGCAGGTCAGAAGCACAAGTGTACTGTAATTCAACTGGCTGGGTCCGCTGCGGAAAAGCGGATTTATCGTATGTTAGATGAGCGCATCAACGTACACACAGCGATGATAGATTTATATAAAGAATTGCTTGACTAGATAGTATAAGTTACTATATGTCATAAACATAACTATAAAACGGAGAACAGCTATGACAATCCCTGTCGAAAAGCTAGTCGGTGCCTATACAAAGATACGCGCAAAGCGTTCAGAAATATCGGCCAAGTTCAAAGAAGAAGACGGTAGTCTTGCAGAACAGCAAGATAAGATCAAACGTGCTTTGTTAGATTATTGCAAAGATCAAGGCGTGGATAGCGTGCGTACAGCATCGGGACTATTCTATCGTACAATCAAGCAACGGTATTGGACAAGCGATTGGTCTTCTATGCACGCGTTCATTATGGATCATAACCTTCCCGACTTCTTTGAAAAACGTCTCAATCAAACCAATGTACGTCAGTTCATAGAAGAGAACCCTGATATATTACCCGCAGGGTTAAATGTGGACTCGGAGTACGTCATCTCTGTGAGGAAAAAATGAACGATACTGAAACACCGTATGTAGGTACGCCGGAAGTCGCTAAGTACTTCCAAGTATCTATAACAACTATCCGTAACTGGATTAAGTCGGGGCATATACCCCCCGATACTTACATCAAAATCGGCGAAGTCTATCGGTTTAGACTAAGCGAAGTAGATACTGCGTTGACAAAGAACGCGGCAAAAGGGCAATCTAAAGCCTCAAAATCAGAAACCAATGGAGAATAATATGTCGGACATGACACTATTTGAGGGCGGCAACTCCCTCGCAAGCAGCGATCTTTTCAAGCAACTACAGGACACTGACGATAACCTGTCAGGCGGCACTGGCGGTGGCGGCGCACGTCGAATCAGTTTGCGTGGTGGTCGCTTCCGCGAAATGGTTGGCGGCGAACAAGTCAACGTAAAGAGTGATGGCTTCTTGAATGTCGTTATCCTTAACGCCGCTAAGTTGTCTCGCACTTACTACTCCGGTGCATATGACGCTGAGAACCCATCAGCACCGACTTGCTGGTCGGCAGACACACAAGCACCTGCATCCGAGGTTCCCGCAGACCAACGCCAAGCATCTCGCTGCATGGACTGCCCACAGAACATTAAGGGTTCGGGTCAAGGTGAAAGCCGTGCGTGCCGTTTCAACCAACGTATCGCTGTGTTTCTTGAAGGCAACATGGATGAGGTCTACCAACTACAGCTCCCTGCTACATCTATTTTCGGTGACGCAAAGGATGGCAAGATGGGTATGCAAGCATACGCTAAGTACCTTAAAGCGCACAAGACCCCGTCCATCGCCGTGGTCACACAGATAACTTTTGACGAGAATAGCGCCACGCCGAAGCTACTCTTTAAGGCCGTGCGCCCACTGTCAGAAGAAGAGCTACAGCAAGCGGTAGCTTCAAAAGATAGCGAAGATGCTATCAAAGCAATAACATTGACTGTATCCCAAACAGATAAGGTACAGGCAATTCGAGATGGCGCAGTTGCTGACGATGAGGTGGACATCGGGGAGACAGCACCTGCGCCTAAGAAGGTCGCCAAGAAGAAAGAGGTAGCTGCTCCCTCCTCTGAAGAGGCGGACCTTTCATCTATCGTTGACGATTGGGACGACTGATTTAGCGGTTAGTCGTTAGTTAACGGTAGATTGCCGTGGTGGGGCTTTGTCCTTTCAACCCACCACGGCACACTTTGGAGCAGCAGCAATGAAAACAATAGAATTTTTAGAGGGGGTACTAAGTAGTGAAGGCCACTACTGCGTATTTGCCGCTAGGAGCGCGGACGACACCCGTATACAGAAGTTTTACGATACCCTTGAGGAAGTAGAGCGTGCCGCACGCAAGTTCGACGCGCAGGGACTGAACACGTATTTTGGCTTAGGTACATACAACGAGACAGGTAGCCGTAAGGCTATAAATGTGCGCGAGATGAAATCTCTATTCCTTGATCTGGATTGTGGACCATCGAAAGAATACCCTACGCAGAAAGCGGCAATCGACGACTTACGTGCTTTCTGTAAAAAACTATCCTTACCTAAACCTTTGATGATTAATAGTGGCAACGGGGTGCATGTATACTGGCCCCTCACCGAAGCAGTTTCGGCAGAGAAGTGGTTGGTAGAAGCTCAACGACTGAAGCAAGCCTGTGTGGATAACGGCCTCCGTGCCGACACTGTAGTCACCGCTAACCTTGCGCAAATCCTTCGCGTGCCGGGGGGCTTTAACCATAAGTCAGACCCACCCTTGCCCGTAGAGTTCTTTGGTGTAGCCACGCCAGAACCTGTGGTGCTGGAAGAATTTACGTCCAAGCTGGGCGTGGTTTTGAAGCCAGTTACTACGCTTGATCTAGGCACTGACGCACTTTACGAAGCCTACGCAGACAACTCCGAGAATGTTTTTAAAACTATCATTAAGAAGACTGTCGAAGGGCGTGGGTGCAACCAGCTAAAGTTTATAGCGATGAACCAGTCTGAGGTGAGCGAACCTTTGTGGCGTGCAGGTCTATCTATCGCGAAGTTCTGCACAGATGGGGATGTGGCCGCGAGGAAGATTTCTGATAAACACCCTGCTTACAACGAAGCAGAAATGCGCAAAAAGTTGGACGAGATCAAAGGGCCGTACACCTGCGCACGGTTTGACGAACTGAACGAAGGTACATGCAGGGACTGCCCACTATGGGGCGAGATCAAATCGCCGATTGTGCTGGGTAAACGTATTCGGCAGAGCGAAGGCGAAGTGGTGGTGTCCGCGTCGATCACTAAGGCTGGTGTAAAGAAGTCTGAAGAGTTCGAGATACCAGAATACCCCGCGCCGTACTTCCGTGGTGCCGCAGGGGGTGTATTTTTACGCAGTAGCAATGCCGATGGGGATATTGAAGAGGAAGTCGTATATCACCACGACATCTATATCACGCGGCGACTGCATGATTTTGAACTGGGTGAGACGTTAGTGTTTCGCCTACATCTTCCGAGAGATGGTGTACGTCAATTCAACGTACCACTTACACATGTAACTTCTCGTGAGGAGTTTCGTAAGTGCATGGCTAAGGAGGGCGTAACCGCATGGGGAAAGGCGTTAGATAAACTGATGGTATACACAACAAAATGGATAGACGAACTACAGCGCACTACTACGGCTGATGAAGCGCACCGCCAATTCGGTTGGGCTGGTGACGATATGGAGTCGTTCGTGCTGGGCGACAAGTTAGTAACTGCGTCGAGTGTTGACTTCAACCCGTCTTCGTCCGCCACAGCAGGGCTAATAGATGCGTTCGAGCCTAAAGGCACGCGTGAGAAGAACATTGATCTGCTGGCGTTCTACGACAAGCCGGGGTTTGAACTGCACCAGTACGTGGTCGGCATCGGTTTCGGCTCACCGCTCATGGCTTTGACAGGTCTGAACAGTATGGCGGTCCATCTTTATGGTGGTTCTGGCGTAGGTAAAACAACTGCACAGATGGCGGCACTTGGTATATGGGGCAGTCCTGATGATCTGATGAACAAGCCCGAAGATACACACAACTCTCGGATGCTTCGTGGCGAGGTCATGCACAACATTCCGTTGGTGTCGGATGAGATGACAAACGTAACAGGTGAGCAGATGTCTGACTATGTTTACCAAGTATCGGGCGGACGCCAGAAAAACCGTATGTCTTCTAACGGCAACACCGAGCGTGCGCGGGGTAAACCTTGGCATCTTCTTGCGTTGAGTTCAGGTAACACCAGCGCATGGGAAGTCTTGAGTCGGCACAAAGCAGCGCCGAAAGCAGAGATGATGCGGATGTTTGAGATACATGTTAAGAAGATGAACTTTGTAAAAGGTGACAACACTGCCACGGCCAACCTAATAAACGACTTTAAAACGAACTACGGCCACATCGGGCCAGAGTACATTCAATGGGTCATAAACAACAAAGAAGAGGTGAAGCGCACAGTGGAGTCTGTACAGGTGCGCTTAGATAAAGCAGCTAGGCTTGGGCCAGAGAACCGCTTTTGGTCGAGCGGTAACTCAGTAATCATTGCAGGGCTAATCATCGCTAAGAAACTGGGTTTCGTAAACTATGATGTAGGCGCAGTATATAGGTGGGTTGTGAGCGAGCTTATTTCTCGTAACAGCTTTGTTAACGATGTCGGCGCATCAGTTACGCAGACACTGAACAACTACTTGTCAGAGAACTACAATAACATGCTCAAGATCGAAAGTACTGAGGACTTGCGTGGTAAGAACGACAACGGGCTGGATCAGCTTGTACCTGTCGGTGCATCACCACGCGGTCACCTAGTTGCACGCTACGAGCCAGATACTAAGCTGCTGTTCCTGCGCCTCAAGCCATTCCGAGAATGGTGTGTTGACCAGCAAATAAATTACCAAGGCGTAGTAGATGACTTGAAAGAAAAGCTAGGGGCCAAGCGCGTTAAGAAGCGCCTGACTAAAGGCACGGACTTTAACCTACCACCTGATTGGGTGCTGGAGATGGAGTTTGCAGAGATGGAGCATGATGGTGATGGACCAGAAGGTATTGAAAGTTGATGATCTGAACCCTGACGGGTTACGGGTGACGGTAAACTGGGACGATATGGGCGTTAAGTCGTCTATATTTGTCCCATGTATCAATACCGAAAAGGCTAAAAACCAATTACAGAAGCTCGCAGAACGTAAGAAATGGGAGTTTGACATGCAAGTTTGCATCGAAAACAAAAAATTAGGTTTACGCGTATGGAGAACTGTGTGATACATTCCTCATTACGACATTGTTCTCAGTGTTGTTCTCCACTCATACTGCCCCGCATATAAAACTATGCGGGGCTTTTTTATTTGTAATCTTCTGCACTTTTGCGCATCGCATCGGTGTAAACGATACCGTTTACCATTTTACCCGTTGTTGTGATGAACCCTGTAAGAGACTTTCTAAGGTCTTCTGCGTCAATCCTACCGTCTTTTTGGAAGTTTGCAGGTAGGGAGTTGTTGTACTCCCGTATCTTATCAAGAACTTTACGGACTGCTGCGGTATCGCCCTCGGTTTTAGCCATGTTGTGCAGACGCATTAACTTTCTACGTTTTTCGTCAACGGCGTTTTGCTTACGGCGCTCGTTGCTATTAATTTTTAAGTTTTCCACATAGTCTGCGGGGGCAAAGCCGAGTAGCTGCATGAAAGAGTTGTACGGATTTATATCGTCCACAATCGGGTTACCCCGCATTGTATTCGCGCCTTCCGTAGAAAACCGTTGAGCTTTACTTACGTTACGCAT